GATCTTAATACGGAATTCGTAGGTCTTTTGGCTTTGTTCTAAGTAGTTTAAAAAGTTTTTCATACGTTTGTGTCCTATATTTGTTATTTATCTTGATTGGGTGATTTAGTCCTTGGGCTTTTCGCCTAGGATCTGTCTTAATAGTTCGTTGCGGTCTAACACTACACCCCGACCATCGGCCGCAGTTATTAACTTTTCGCCATCGTTTTTGCTGTTTTGTTGGTCTAAACGAGCCTTTTTCAGCTGTAGATCAACCATACGTAGCTTCTTATCCAGCTTGGCTTGCTTGGCTGTAATAGCGTGTCCTAGCAGGGTGCCTGCTGTGGCTAGGATGTGTCCGCTGAAGCGTGCTTCAACGTTCATGCCTAGATCAATTAGGTCCTGAAATTTTTCTTTAGCAAGGTCGCTGAGATCATCTAGCTCTTTATCGCTGATGTCTAGATCATTAACAAAGGGCAAGGCTGCATCAATCTTATCAATGGCTAGATCAACTTCTTGGATTATAGCACGTTGTTCTTCAATCGACGGTGCAGTACTATCGGTGTCATTGTTTGCCGTATTTTCCTCTGCAGGAGGTAGATTGAATAGTTCTTGGAGTTTTTGTGTCATGCATGTATTTACCGCTTCTGATTCTTGAAGATATCAAATTCTGTAACTACTCTGAAGCGCATACCGTTAGCACGAGCCCAACTATCAGCTGCCGCCCATTTGGCCATGTTCATAGCCACCATGAGTTTATCACGATAACTCTTAGCTGACTCCATTGTAGCTTCTTTGCTAGGTTTGATTTCTACTAGTTCAGTATGTTTGCGTTGGTTTGCATCTACGTACACTACGATAAAATCTGGTACATATACAGTTTGTTTTCCGCTAACTGGATTAAAATAAGGAATCTTCACCCCTTCGCTGACCCAATTTATCACTGCTGGATTGTTATCACAAAAGCTCATAAAGGTAAATTCCCAACTGCTACGATAGCTAGGTAGACGTTTACCCATGTATTTTTCTGGATTCTTTACCTGATATTTGCCGCTGGCATATTTGCTCATGTTATGCTAGGATGCTACGCTGTACGTATTTGTTGACTGGTGGACTATTGGTTATGCCCAACAAGCTGGTATTCACTCGATTTTGATTAAGCAATACGGTTAGGAAAGGAGTTATTTCATCTTGTTCTACCGTATATGATAGGAAAAAATAATTATATGCAAACTGACCACCGCCTATGCTGACCGTTTCACGCATATAGTTTGCAACAGCCTGTATCTGTATGGCTTGATCTAAGTATGATTTGATTATGAATTGATCCGGATCAGATACATCTGCAGGGATATCAAATTCGATCGCTCCTGTACTAGCAGGGTCGATAACAGATTCTACGATCGGCGATGCTACATTACCGCCAATGGGTGCGTCATTGGCAGCTAAGAATGGCATGCCTTCAGCCACATATACCAATGTTTCTGGAACGACCACATCTTCAAGTATGGGCATTCCACTTAGTATGGCATCACGCTGAGTATCTATGACATTGGCATTGAATGTGGGATTAGTAAAACTAGTCTGTACTACCAATGGTTGATCTGTGGGTAGTTCAGCATAGTATGATCTGTAAAATGTTTTGGTGGCGGACACGTAAAATAATTGTCCTACTTCATATTCATTTTTGTCTGCGACTATCTGATCATAGGTGGTATAGGTATCAACCACTGACGATGCGGGGATAGGTGTTTTGACTTCCACCCTGCGACCTGCTTTGAGCTTCCTGAATTCATCTATTAGGCTCATGGGATCTATACCTTGGCTAAGTGCAGTGTAGATTATCGTGGCAGCCAATGTCCTACCTGATTCTTCATCTCCCGTCACTGATTGGAAATATCCTATGACAGCATCATTGATGTTTGGGCTAGTGGTTAGTACGTCATTAAAATAATTGTTAAAGTATTCTGTAGTAGAATTAACATTGGTATTTGGTGGTAAATTTCCTTTTACTGGCATATCTATTCCTTAGACGACACTGCGTCCCTGATTGCTAGACGGAATCTGGGCATTTTGTGAATTGATATTAGTACCTATAGCACCACCTGGTAGGGCATTAATAGCTTTGGCTATACCTTGGTTAACCTGTCCTGCTGTTGGTACGAAAACCGTGCTCAATGGATTACGTCCACTTAAGATATTTTTACCTAGCTGGGTCAGTTCAGCACCCCCAACACGCTTGATATCTGCGTTTTTAAAATTATTAGCAGTGCGGAATCCACCCAAAGCGGCTCCAAGAAAATTACCATTCTGTAGATTAGTTACAACATCACCAGCACCTTCTACCAGACCACCTGGACCTAATATGCTAGTAGTGCCGCCACCTAATGAAGTAAGTGGGCTTGGACTGTTATCATAGTGCAAGGTACTGAATCCAAGCACTGTTCCTTCGCTTACTGGTCCTGTCGCATACTGTACAGCTTCATAGGCCATCGTCATGGTATGTTCCATGGGTACATATTCACCTGCGGCGTGCTGACCATGTTGGAAACTGGTTATAGTTGGACGTATTAGTGTATAACTGCTGAATGATTTTTGGTGTAGGCTATAGATCCTAACAGCATTTATATAATTCTGTGTGCCCGTATTGCTAAGTGGAGTAAATCCCCAGCTCTGTTCTTGTCGTTTTTTATATTTGTGATCTTGGTTGTACAGTGCTTCTTGATGATCAGCATCTCTATAATAGTAGGAGTAGTATCCATACCAAAAATTACGTACCACATCAGCACTGTCGTCATGGAATGTTATGGTCAATGGATCATAGTTGATCTTTTCTTGTGCTATGTTCTTGCGATTGTATGCGTTATAGGTTTTTGTTGAAACTGAAAATCTTGGCAATGCCACGCTCTTGGCCATTAAACCTATTTCAATCTGGCTGTTTTGATCAACCTGTGCTACCACTGGATTGAGATCCATGAACACGTGGTAAACTGTGCCAATCTTAGGACTTAATCTATAGAGACTGTCAACGAATGTACGTGAGGCATGTTGCCAATCACGTATCTCATCACCGGTAGCTATTTGTTTTAAGAACTGATTAAAGAAGCCAGCCATATGTCCTATCCATTTATATTATTTATCGAGATAAAAAAGCCCGGATTTTAACCGGGCTTTGAAGTGTTTCGTCTGGATTAACCAGTGATAACTGTACCTAATGTTCTACCTACTGCTGTACCAAGACCTGTACCAATTGGAGTTTGGATAGCATTGTCATAACGGATAGTTAGAGCGATAGTCATTGGTTCGTTAGTAGCATAATCAGCATTTGAATAGTCTGTGTTTGATAGATAACAACCATACATTTCCCATGTTTCAAGCACTGTAGGTTCACTAGCACCATTACCACCATCTAGGACTTCAAATCTGGTTAGGAATTTATAATCGATACCAGAACTTGCTGAAGCTTGTTCCATGAAATCAAATTGTTTCTGTAACTGTTCACCAACACGTTTAGCAACTTCGCCACCCGCATCATCACGTAAGGTAGTGGTTACAGGTTCCCAGGTTGGTTTACCAGCTAGGTAGACCTTACTGTTATAGATAGGAATAATCATTTCTTCAAAAGATAATGTTGGTCTCTTGAAATCCATAACTTGTTTTGTCAATTCAGTCGTCGGTTGGCTAACACCAAAGTTCTCAAATGTCACGCGGAAGCGGAACTTGAGCTTAGGCATCAACAGACCTTGTGCTGTTGCGCTCTGATTAGTACTTAGGGGTACCGTAAATTTACTTAGTGATGCTGTTGCCATCTTATTTTCCTTTTAATACTTTATAGTATTTACCTATTTTTCCTATGAGTCAAGGGAGTGTCGCCACTCCCATTAACTACGTATATTATGTTATACTCAAGCTAGCACCAGTGTTGACAATTCTCACTGGAATGTAAACGAACTCGATAGCTTTGACTGGTTTAATAGCAATATCAACATACAATTCATTGCGATCAATACGATCTGGTGTATTATTTGTTGTATCGCAGACTACTAGGTAGTCATATAAACCACGTTTAGCAACTAGGTCATTTAATACGCTTTCAAATGCCTGCTTAACTTGATTACGTGTAATAGTATCATTTGGTTCAAATATAAATGGACGAGCTACTGAATCTAATACCAAACGTAAGTAAGCTATCAATCTAGCAACGTTAATTCGATCCATCGCTGATGTTTGTGAACTACGTGTTTTTTGACCGTATGCTACTAGTCCAACACCAGGTAATACTGTTAATGGGTTGACTCTGTCTGCATATAGCACATCACGCAAGCCTACTGTAACACCGATTGATTTAAATAGATTATTGTCATTGACGTCAATATAACCAATGCTGGTAGCATTGTCAATCAACCCACGACGTACACCAGCTGGTGCAAACCATGGATAGCTGACATTATCTGAACGGATCATTGTACGCAACATCATATGACTTGGTGGAACTACCACGCTTTCACCTGCTAGGTCAGTAGCAAGTCCACTTGGATAGTAAACACCTAGATATTCACTGTTGCTGACTAGGCCATTATCACCATTGTCTAATGCCAGGTTAGTGTTTTGGATCCAAGTCTGAACTGCATTTGAGTTAAGTGTCAATGGGCTGTCACCGATGATAAACGCTGTTTGTTTGCGATCATTATTTAAGGTGATCATGTTTTGTATCAGCTCTGGGTAACCTGGGCAAGCAATAATGTTGAACTGTGTTTGTTCTTCACGTAATGCTGTGCTAGATTCAATACTTGATTTAAGAGCTTCAACTACTACGTTACGCTGTGCTTTGCGACCAAAGAATGGTACACCTGTAGTTGGATCATTACCACTAGCACTTACCCAAGCTGCAACCACTGAAGCTGGAGTTGGATCATCTGCTAGTGCTGTGCTGTCAAATCTCTTAACATTATAACCACTGCGACGTGTATTGAATAACAGTGTACCGCGTGCATACAATTGATAATTTGGACAATCAAAGTCGATATAATCGCTGGTTATTAGACCTGCGATTTCTGGAACGTCATCAACTATAGGATCTGTAGTACCGTTAGCGGCCCAGCGTGCATCTGCGAATAAGATACCATCAGATGTAATCTGATCCGTATTAT